ATCATGGCCACGATGGCGCAGGCCATCCCGCCGAGGTATTCGCTGCGGCGAAAGACGATCTCGTCTATGTCGTTTGCCGTGGTGATCGCGGGATCGACCGCGAGGTCCTCTGCCATATGCGGCAGCAAGCGGGCGGCCTCGGTGTTGTAGCGTTGGGCGATGGTCATGGGCGTGTCTCCGATCAGGCTGTGTTGTCCTGATCCGAGAATCGCTCCGATCCGGAGCGTAATCAACTGAATTAGACGATCTTAACCGTTTATATTCAACGGACTAAGGGGGCGCATTGGGTCATGGAAGGTCTCTCTGAGCGTGCCTATGCCGCGCATTCCAGGCTCTCGCGCGGGGCCGTGCAGAAAGCGCGCAAGACGGGGCGGCTGGTGCTGTATCCGGACGGCTCGATCAACGCGGCCGCCTCGGATGCGCGGCGAGCAGAGATGACGGATCCGGATCAGCAGCACAGGTCCGCGGGTGGTGTCGGGAATGGCGACACGGCTGGCGCGGTTTCCGGTCCCGGCGACAGCGCCTCGTATCTGAAGGCCCGCACAGCGCTGACGGTCTACCAGGCGCAGGAGCGTCAGCTATCGATCCAGCGCAAGAAGGGCGTTCTGGTGGATCGCGCGCGGGCCGAGACGCTGGTCTTCCGCCTCGCGCGGCAGGAGCGCGATGTCTGGGTGACCTGGCCCACGCGCGTGGCCGCCTTGATGGCCGCGCAACTGGCCGCAGAGATGGAAGCCGCATCAGGGGAGGCCGTGACGATCGAGACGGCGATCCTGCAAAGGGTGCTGGAAGCGCATGTCCGAGAGCAGCTCACCGCCCTCGCAGACCTCCGGGTCTCGCTTGAATGACGGACATCATGACGAGGGATTGAACGGCGACGACCTGACCGCGGACCTTGATCTCGGCTTTGAGGGCGCCGAGGTCATCCTGCGCGCCTGGCGGCGCGGCCTAGGTCCCGATCCGGATCTGACCGTGTCGGGCTGGGCGGATGCGCATCGCTGGCTGTCGTCGCGCGCCTCGGCCGAACCCGGGCGGTACCGCACCGTGCGCACGCCCTACCTGCGCGCCATCATGGATGCGCTGTCACCCGGCCACTCCGCACAGCGGATCTCGTTCATGAAAGCCGCGCAGGTGGGCGCGACCGAGGCCGGCAACAACTGGATCGGGTTCGTGATCCACCACGCGCCGGGGCCGATGCTGGCGGTGTTGCCCACGGTGGAAATGGCCAAGCGCAGCTCGCGCGGGCGGATCGATCCGCTGATCGAGGACAGCGCGGCGCTGAAGGAGCGCGTCAGGCCCGCGCGCTCGCGGGACGCGGGCAATTCGATGCTGTCCAAGGAGTTCCCCGGCGGCATCCTCGTGCTCACCGGGGCCAACTCGGCCACCGGCCTGCGCTCGATGCCGGCGCGTTACGTGTTTCTCGACGAGGTCGATGCCTATCCGGCCTCGGCCGACGAGGAGGGTGACCCGGTCACGCTGGCCGAAGCCCGCACCACCACCTTCGCGCATCGGCGCAAGGTGTTCATGGTCTCGACGCCGACCATCCGCGGGCTGAGCCGCATCGAGCGCGAGTTCGAGGCCAGCGACCAGCGGCGGTATTTCGTGCCGTGCCCGCATTGCAAGGCGATGCAGTGGCTGCAGTTCGAGCGGCTGCGCTGGGACAAGGACCAGCCGGAGACCGCAGCCTACCATTGCGAGGGCTGCGCGCGCCCCATCGCCGAGCATCACAAGACGGCGATGCTGGAACGGGGCGAGTGGCGGGCAACAGCGACGGCGACGGACCCGACGGCCATCGGGTTCCACCTCTCGGCGCTCTACTCACCGATCGGCTGGAAAAGCTGGGCGCAGATCGCGCGCGACTGGCTGGCAGCACAAGGCTCGGACGAGATGCTGCGCGCGGCGCGCAACACGCTGCTGGGCGAGACATGGGTCGAGAGCGGCGAGGCGCCGGACTGGCAGCGGCTCGCGGACCGGCGCGAGACCTATCCGGCACAGATCCCGGAACAGGGTCTGTTCCTGACCGCCGGCGCGGATGTGCAGAAGGATCGCATCGAGGTCGATGTCTGGGCCTGGGGTCGAGGTCTGGAAAGCTGGCTCGTGGATCACATCGTGATCCCGGGTGGGCCTGACGATCCCGCCTGCTGGGAGACGCTGACGGCACTGCTGGGCCGTACATGGACGCACGAGAAGGGCGCGGTCATGACATTGGCGAAACTCGCCATCGATACCGGCTACGAGTCCGCCGCCGTCCATGCCTGGGCGCGTCAGCAGGGCACGGCGCAGGTGGCGCCGGTCAAGGGGCTGGAAGGCTTCAACCGGGCGACGCCGGTCTCGGGGCCGACCTTCGTCGATGCCACGGTAAACGGCCGCAAGCTGAAACGCGGCGCGCGGCTCTGGAGCGTGGCCACCGCCACCTTCAAGGCCGAGACCTATCGCTATCTGCGGCTGGAGCGCGCGACAGAGGAAGAGGCACCCAACCCGGCCGGCACGATCCACCTGCCTGACTGGGCCGACAGCGAATGGCTGAAACAGCTGGTCGCCGAGCAGCTGGTCACGATCCGCAACAAGCGCGGCTACGCCCGGCAGGAATGGCAGAAGATGCGCGAGCGCAACGAGGCGCTCGATATCCGCATCTATGCAAGGGCTGCGGCGTGGATCCTCGGCGCGGACCGGTTCGACGCGCGGATGTGGCAGAGCCTCGAGAAACAGGCCGGGGTGGAGACCGCCACCCCCGAGCCGGACGCGGCACCCGAGACACCCACCGAGCCGCAAGCGGGGCGCGTGACCACACCCCGGCGACGCGGCTGGCGGGTGAGCACGCCCAAGTACATGGAATGAGCATGACCCTCGACGATCTCAAACGCCACCACGGCGCGCTGCTGACCGCGCGCTACAGCGGCACGCGCAGCGTCAGCTATGACGGCAAGACCGTGACCTATGGCTCGGACGCGGAACTGGCGGCCGCGATCGCGGATATCGAGCGGCGGATCGCGGCGCTGGACCGCACCGGCCGTCGCATCCTCCGCCCCCATGCCGCGAAGGATCTGTGATGAGTGCGATTAACTGGCGGCAACGCCTCGGCGCCTTCATCGGCGGGTTCGACGCGGGCCAGCACCACCGCCGTCTGCGCGGGTTCCGCGCCACCCGCGCGCATGTCAACGCGCTGATTGCGGCAAGTGGTCCCGATATCACGGCGCGCGCCCGGTGGCTGGTGCGCAATAACGGCTATGCGGTGAATGCCGTCGAAAGCTGGGCGGCCAATACCGCGGGAGACGGGATCAAGCCGATCTCGAAGATCGCGGATCCAGCCCGCAAGGAAGAGCTGCAGCGGCTGTGGCTGGCCTGGACCGACGAGGCCGATGCCGAGGGGCTGACCGACTTCTACGGGCTGCAGCGCCGGGCGGCACGCGAGGTGTTCATCGCCGGTGAGGTGTTTTTCCGCATCCGGCCGCGGCGGGCGGGCGACGGGTTGAGCGTGCCGCTGCAGCTGCAGATGCTGCCCGCGGAAATGCTGCCGCTGGAACAGAGCGGCACCGCTGCGAACGGGAACGCAATCCGTCAGGGCATCGAGTTCGACCGGATCGGGCGTCGCGTCGCCTATCACTTCCTGCGCCGTCACCCGGGCGATAGCACGGAGCCGGGCCTTGCCGGCGAGATCACGCGAGTGCCGGCCTCCGAGGTGATCCATGTGATCGACCCGGTCGAGGGCGGTCAGCTGCGAGGCGTCTCGAAACTGGCGCCGGCCATCGTGAAGCTGTTCCTCCTCGACCAGTATGACGATGCCGAGCTCGACCGGAAGAAGGTCGCGGCGATGTATGCGATGTTCGTCACGTCGCCGGCGCCGGAAAACCCGCTGGCCCCGCCCGGCGACGAGGACGACCCGGGCGGCGTCGAGATCAGCCCCGGACAGGTGGTGCGGCTCGATCCGGGCGAGGATGTCACCGTCGGCCAGCCCGCCGATAGCGGCGCGACCTACGAGCCGTTCCAGTACCGCACGCTGCTGCAGATCTCGGCGGCGCTGGGCATCCCTTATCCGTATCTGGCCAATGACATGGTGAAGGGAAACTTCTCGAACTCGCGCCTGGCCCTGATCGAGTTCCGCCGTCGCGTCTCGGCCTGGCAGCATTCGGTGATGGTGTATCAGCTTTGCCGCCCGGTCTATGCGCGCTGGATGGATGCGGCCGTGCTGTCGGGGGCGCTGGCCCTGCCACGATACGAGACCAACCGATCCCGCCTGCTCACTGCCGACTGGCTGCCGACCAAATGGGACTGGGTCGATCCCCTGAAGGACGCCAATGCCGAGATCGCCCAGATCGAGGCGGGGCTCAAATCCCGCACGCAGGCCATCGCCGAGCGCGGCTTTGACGCCGAGCAGGTCGACCGCGAGATCGCCGCCGAACACGCCCGCGAGCGCGCACTGGGCCTCGATTTCCGCCGTCCGGGATCGCCCGCACAGGGCGCGGAGGGCGCAGCGGACGTGCCGGTTGACGGGGATGATCGAGACGGGACCCCGTCTGACGACGCCGACGACGATGACCACACCGCGGAGACCCGCCCGCGCCCAGACGAGGACCAGCCCTGATGCTTCACGCCCGCATTGCCGCGCGCGCGTTCAACACGCCGCTGCTGGTCGAGCCCGCCAAGGCCATGGCGTTCCTGTCGGGGCTTGGGCCTCGGATCCTCGGGCGGCAGGTGGAGATTGCGAATGAGGACGCGTTGGCGGGTGCGGCGCCGCTACCCGCCCGTGCCAGCATTCTGGCTGGTGGCCTTGCTGAAAGCCTGCGCCAGTACGGTGACGCGCCCTATCCGGTGGTCGACGGCATCGCGGTGATCGAGATCTCCGGCGTGTTGATCCACCGCGGTGGCTGGATCGGGGAGTCTTCGGGCCAGACCAGCTATGAGGGGATCGCCGCGCAGATCGAGGCGGCCGCCGGCGATCCTGCCGTCCGGGGCGTGGCTCTGGAGATCGACAGCTTCGGCGGCGAGGTCGCCGGCGTCTTCGATCTCGCCGACCGCATCCGCGCGTTGCGGCGCGCCAAGCCGGTCTGGGCCTTTGTGGCCGAACACGCCTTCTCGGCTAGCTACGCGCTGGCCTCCCAGGCAAACCGCATCCTGCTGCCGCGCACCGGCGCGGTCGGCAGCATCGGAGTTGTCGTCATGCATGCCGATCTGAGCGGACAGCTCGACCGGGACGGCGTGCGTGTGACGTTGATCCATGCGGGATCCCACAAGGTCGACGGCAATCCCTACGCGCCACTGCCCGACGCGGTCCGCGACGATATTCAGCGCGAGATCGACGTGCTGCGGTTTCTCTTCGCCGAGACCGTCGCCGCGGGTCGCGCCGGGGCCCTGAGCCAGGACGCCGCGCTGGCGACCGAGGCCGCGATCTATCGCGGGACCGATGCTGTCGCGGCGGGGCTGGCCGACGAGGTCACCGATCTCGCGCGCGGCTTTGCCAGTTTCCGCGCGCATGTCGCCCCCGCGAACACGCTGCCGCGTCCGCGCGTGCAATTGGCTCAACCATCCCGATCCAGGACCCAAACCACCACACGAAAGGAGACCGCCATGGCCCAAGAGACCGACAATGACGACACCGCGCAGGAGATCACCACGGATGCGCAGGACCCGAAGGATACCGCTTCGAATGTCCCGGCCGATGGCTCGGTCAACGCCGAACATGATGACGCGCCGACCGCAGGGATGACCGCAGCGCCTGCCTCGGAGAGCCCGGCACCGCCCGCCGCACCAGTTGCCCCTGAAGCATCAACCACCACCACGCCGGCAGCAACTCTCCCCGGCAACCTGGCCGAGCTCTCGGCGCAGCTGCGCCAGGAGGCGGCGGAGATCACCGAGATCGCCGCTCAGGCGGGCCGCCTCGGGATCGCCATCGACGCCGCTAAAGCCCTGCGTGAAGGGACAACCCCCGAGGCCCTGCGCAGCCTCGTGCTCCAACGCGCCAGCGCCGCTGCAGATGCCCGCGATATCGTGGCGGCACCGCCCTCACCGGTCCTGCCACAGGCGACGGAAAGCCCGCTCATCGCGGCGGCAAAGCGGGACGCAGCCGCGGGCAAACGCACCTGACGCCCAAGCTGCGCCTGGACCTACCTCCCGACAAACCAATGCCCGACCGATCCCCCGCCGCACTCCCGGCGGGGGATGTCTTTTGTCCCCCTGATACAGGATCGCCACCATGCCCGTTCTGACCCAACCGCCCACGATGGGCGATGTCCTCAAATACGAGGTCAACCCGAACTACACCCGTGAAACCGTCCCGCTGCTGGAAGGCACCGCCTATCCGGTCGGGTCCGTGCTGGGCCGCATCACCGCCAGCGGCAAGTACAAGCTCGCCACCTCCGGCGGCACGGATGGCGCACAGACCGCCGGGGCCGTGCTGCTCCATGCGGTCGATGCCACGCCCGGCGATGCCGTCGGCGTCGTGCTCATGCGCGGCCCCGCGATCGTGTCGCGCGCGGCGCTGGCCTATGACGGCACCGTCGATGACGCGACCAAGATCACCACCAAGATCAGCCAGCTGGCAGCCCTCGGGATCATCGTGCGCGACACCGCCTGATCGGGCCGCGAGCGCCGCCTCGTGCTGAGCACCGCCTCACGCTTCTGCCCTGTTTCCCGCCCCTCTTTCCCCGGAGATCTCCATGACCCTTACCCGCAACCCGTTCGACGCG